TCAATGCACCTTATTATAATTGAGAATTGCCTGTACGATAGCTTTTGCAACATTATCTCTGTTAGCTTTATAAAGCTTTGCATCGTCAGGGTCAGATACAAAGCACACCTCAATAAGAAGTGCCGGCTTTGATGTCTTATTTAAAACCCATAATCCCGATGTTGTTTTCACACCTCTGTTTCTAAAACCAATCTTAGAAAGCTGATTGCAAATTCTCTTTGATAAATCCCCTTTAACACCTGTCGTATTTCTTACCCATACTTCAGTTCCCGTTGTCTTTCCGTCAAGTATTCTCTGATGTTCTGCTGAGTTGAAATGGATTGAAATATCAATATCCCTTGTCTTTGAATTGCATTTTTCACAAATCTTTCTGAGCACATCTGTCTGACTGGTTCCATTGTTTACGGTACAGTCATATGCCTTAATACCATTCTTTTTCAAAAGTCTTATTACCTTTTTTGTAATAATTCTATCCTCTTTGCTCTCGTCAATATAATCACTTGCTCCACAAGCTATCTTACCGGCAGGATTGTGTCCTCCATGTACTGTTACTGCTTTTATCTTACTCATAGTCTTTGTCCTCACTTTCCGTGTACTTTACACTCTTATTTATGCTATTCTTCGCATTTTACTTCTGGAAGTCCTGCAACTGATGTCAGAATACTTACAACTCCGGCTACTACCGCCGAAGATACTGCAAGTTTCCAGTCAACACCTGACACGGTACTTCCAACTGCTATCACTGAAACTGCCGTCTGAGCCATTGTTTTAATCGCTCTAATCGTGGCAGATTTTACCCATTTCTGAGTATCAACACTTACCTTAAAAACACAATTCCTAAACATAATAAAAACCTCCTTATTTCTTCTCTAAATCTTCTATTCTGTGATTTGCTACTTTTATATCTTCCGAATTTAAAGCCACAGATTTCTCAAGTTTATAAACCCGGTCGATTACCTGATTATGTACATCCTGTTTCTTTTCCAACTGCTCTAAACGATAAGCTACAAGAGCAGTCGATTTTTTATTTGCGAAATATGCTCCGCTGGCTGTTCCAATCATTGAGATAACTGCTATTATTATTTCTATTGCGTATGCTGCCATTTGTGTCTCCTTTCCTGCCATTTTAGGCATAAAAAAAGAACAACTCTTCACTTTGCTCTCATCTTATGCCAAATCTTTAATTGTCACTAACACTTGTTGTTACATTATCATTCACTATATTACTCAGATGTTATTTGCTTATACTCTTCAGATGTTATGTCCCCCCGTATGGACAAAAATTTTCAGATCATTGTTATCATAATAGCCCTGGCCATAATATTCATTGATAATATCAAACATTAGATATCACCTCACTTTCCAGACAATAAAATGCACTAAAGTATGTCATTATTCGACAAAACTTTTAGTTCTTCTTCAATCTCATTTACCCTGTCCCTCTTGTATATCCTATCGTTAATTTGACTTCCGATATTCATATATGTTTCCGTTGCCCAGTTCTTGATACAAACACAGATTTCTTCGGTTTCGCAGTCCTGTAATGCAATAAGCAACTTCTCTATAGCTTTCGCCATACGCCAGTCACCACACTCTGAGGTGTTCTGCTGTAAATCAGAGTGTAAACATCTGAGTTCACTTTCCAACTCATTTTGTTTTTCTTGCTTTCTCATCATTTCACGGTACTGCATTTCGGTTTCTTCGTCCATGCCATTTTCCGAAGTGTTTATTGTTGTATAGTCCATTATCTTACCTCCGTTTTAAAGTTCTTCAATACTGCCATTTATTTTTTTCTCTCTTTCATAAATTTGTGCATTCCTACACACAAGAGGTAGGAATGTTAGAACCGCTACGCTCCGATTACAAAGCGAGGACGCACAGAGCCCCGAACATTGCTCGCACCGCTGTAGTCCGCACGGCCAGTATTGTCACAATTGCAAACATAAGCACCCGTGGCCATATCCTTTAGCCAGTACCAGCTACTTCTATTGTCCATAGCTTGTCTGTTGTGAGTAAACAACGGCATCTGCATTTTTGCGTTTCCTGTATCATATCCACTAGAACTCCAAACTGTAGACCCGTAGACTTCAATTTCGCTCATTAAAATAGCTTGAAAATTGCCCCAAGCCCAGCTGTTAGAACAACCAGTGTTGCTACCAAATCTATTATAACCGCTTTCATTTACGCCATTGCTACATAATTCTCTCGTGGTTTTTAAGTGTGAACCAAATTCGGCGTACAATTGTTGATTTATAGTAGCATCACTAGCAGTAGAACCGCTCGAAGTAACTGCTCCTAATATACTTGTATTCATCTCAGAGCCTACATATCCACCTACCGTTGTATTTGTACTGTTCATTCTATGTTTACCAAAATGCTGTACACCACCAAATCCCTGCCCTGCTGTCATAACTGCATGGTGATAATTCACAACTATGTTATCTCCATTGCCTTGTAAGGCATCTAAACCGATGATTGTTACATATTGCGACCCTGTCGTAGCCGTCGAGCTGTCTTGATTCGGGCATGTGATAGGTCTTGACATTTTTATATAATCGCCTACATAAATGTCCTCAAATAAATCAAAACCATCTGTACCGTTTAATCTTTGATAGAATGTTCCGTCTGTGATATATGATGTAATGTCTTTTGGAACTATTCGAGGCATATTGTGGGTGGCGGTTTGAGATAATATACCGATTTCTTTTTCTATATCATTTACAGCTTCTGCTACCACTTTGTTTGCAACGGGATTTGATGATGCGGTCGATAACTCGCTGTCAACTTGCGTTCCTTTAACATACAACGTCCAGTTCGTCCCATCGTTTGTAGGTGTTATGCCTGTTACTGTTTTTAAAGCTATGTAGCCGTTGTTATTGTATTCAACTGCATCTAACCTTTCGTATGTTATATTACTTTTATACTCCCCTTTAGGTATTATTACTATTCTTCCTGCGTCTGCCATATTTAATTTACCTCCCAGTTTAAATGTCCGTTATCCGCCACTTCAAAAGTAAATCTTGCTCCTGTGTATTCAAGATGCCCTGTTTCAAAGTTTACTTTAAAAGTGGCTTCTGTTTTGCCAAATGCATCATTTATCTTGTCTATTTGACTGTTCCCAGCATCTTCAATTTGTTTTAAATACGACGGCACATTTGCACTTACTGTTTCTGCTTTTTCTGAATAGTACTTTGCATTATCGGTTTCTTCTCCGTCACGAATACCACTTTTACCAATACTATACGATTGTGCCAGTTTTGCGTCCATATCAGCAGTTATAACGCTCTCAGATGCGCTTTTCGCACTCTCGGACGCTTCTAGCTCAGACTGTCTCGCTTCTTCTGCTTTCTGACCTGCCAACTCTGCCGCCTTATCGGCTGCTTGTTTACTTTCCGCTGATTTTTCACTATAATACTTTGAATTATCTTTTTCCTCTCCTTCTCTTACTCCACTATCTCCTATCGCATATGACTGTGACAGCTTTTCGGCTTTTTCTGCATTTATAACACTTTCTGATGCACTTTCTGCATATTTTTTTGCATTATCTACATATTCAGATATATTCGCCCCGGAATCTTTTGCAGCATCTGCATATTTTTTTGCTTCCGCAACATAATCAGTTAAAGCTTTAATATTTTCTTTCTGTCCCACTGCTGAATATGCTGGATTTTCTGTAGCCTTAAGAATAAATGGAAATGTACTCACAACTAACTCTTGAGCCGTATTTGAAAAACTTATGCATAATTTCAAATCCCCCGCCTCATCTGTTTCATTTTTAGTTAAATGTGCTGTAACTATGTTTTTATTAACACTACATTTAATTGATATAGCCTTATGCTTAGCTGTTTCACCCTCACATACACACAAATCAAATTCTCCGGAATCTGCTATAAACAGCTCATCCCCATTTAATATTGTACATACAAGCGTCGGCGTATCTCCCTGCATACAGTTTATTACCGGTATTACATTGGCAGATTTAACATTTAATGTAACTGGTATTTCCATTTGCGTCTCCTTATTCTGTTGCTGATTGATTTGTTTCTATGAGACTATATACATATGTATCAAACGCCGCAAAGTCTTTTAATACTTCCTCTTTGTTTGCATTGAACAACTCTACATTCTGAATAGCTTTCCCAATATTAGGTGCACCGCCGACTGGAATTGAAGCGTTCATGTATGCTACTTGTTCTTCCTTACCGTCAACTGTTAATACACATGCCCCTGTTACCGATACCTGTTTGTTTAATCTTACCATTTTATTTTCCTCCTAAAATCTGTTGTTTTAATATCATAAATTCACCTTGTAAATTTAAAAGTTGAAATTGTAACTGCTGATTTTTTTCTATTTCCTGCTTCAAATCTCGCTTTAAGCACTGGCAGTATTTTGTAAGAGGTGCTATAAATTCCTCATATCTCAAAGCGGCATATTCCTGTTTATCTTCATCTATCTTTACTGTTGCATATGCGGCAAAATTTTCGGCTGTTCCTAAGACTTTTTCGGCAGTCCGTTTAACTTCATCCGCTATAAATCCGCTATGAGTTCGTTTGCCGTCTATCATTCTATATGTTGACGGTTTTAAGTCGTCTATAAGGTCGTTTGCGTACTGTTCATCTATTTCATTGACGTTTGTTTTTAATCGTCTGTCTGAGGCTGTAAATGCTCCTGTGTTCGTTGTTACTGAACTGTTTAAAACATCTACCGCAAATAAATATCCGTTAGATTGTTTATGATCTTTAGAATAAAAACCAGCAACAGACAAATCACAATATCCACTATTAGTAACCGGTGGTCCCGAGGTAAATTCACTCCCTACTTGTATTCCACAAATAAGTTTTCCTTGCCACAGAGCTATCTTATAAGGCCATCCTCCAAGAGCATAATTTGTGCCTGAACTAGCAAATGTGGCATTTGTTTTTGAATATATACAGTCGTTTGTAAACTGCCATCCACCTATTGAGCCTATACCATTTCCATCTAAAGTAAAATTGGTACTATTTACAACAAGCCTGTTAGAATTAAGTGTAATCTGCTCTGATGACTGATTTATCTCACTACATACCCCACCCACAGAAACTTTACTGTCTATCTGATTTTTTGCCCATGTTGTCGTCGCATAGTTGCTCATACCCGCAATTGTTTGATAATTCCCTAGTGTAGCTTTATCGGCTTTCAAACTAAGTTCTGAATATTTAGCATAATTGTTCATTCCATCCTTAGTTTGATATATTTCTGACACTTTAGCATTTATCTCTTTTGCTGTCTGTTTTAATTCTGAACCTGTTATATAATCGCCATCAATAACTCCGACTTTTGTTTTTATTTCATCAACCGTCTGACTAATCAAAGAAAATTTCTTTTTGTTCTCTTTGTCTTTTTCATAAAATTCTGATTTCAAATTAGTGCTGCTTACATGAAATGCCGACATTTGTACCTTTTTTTCTCTTCCTTCTTCATCCGCTGTTAGACAATATGCCGTCATTGCTCCACCATATTCAAGTTTTATCGCATATATTTCGATGCTTCCTGAATCATCTGCCGGTGTAAATACAGGCTTTCCTTTTTTGCTGTCATATGTAAAATCATATTTCACTCTCGTTGCTTCTGAAAACTCATACACATCCCCAACTTCAAGGCCAACAGGATAATAAACCATTGCTCTGCCTTTTATATATGCTGATAACGTATATACTTTCCCATCTTCCGGCATAAATGAACTGTCTATGTATGAATAACTGTCAGATAGTCTGAATATTTTACATTCATAATGTTTATATTCTCTGTCCCATTGTTTTTCACCAACTTCTAAATAATTTCCAACAAATGACCATCCATCCTTCATTGTTTGACTGTCATAATAAAGGTTATATCCAAGATCATCTAAAAGCTGTGATTCAATCCGGTTAAAAGTAACATCTAATGTCTGTCCCGTAGGATCATAATTTATTGCGCTGGACTTTATCGTTTCTGTTCCATCGTTTATTTCCTTTATCAAAGACGGAAGATTTATTTTTTTCGCATTTATATTTGCGTTATCATCTACCATCTTGTCATTGATAAGACCATCCCTTATTGCATTTTCAGTAATTCCACCTTCGCCCCAGAGAACATTTCCATTTTCATCATATATTATGATTGTATAGTTGTCGTTTGCATCCTTGCCAATCTGAACTCTTACCTGATTTCCATCAGATATCTGCATCGTTGAATCTTTCAACACCATACAGCCATCTTTAGACTGTATCTGTACATCATCCGTATAGATTTTGCCTGCAGCTATCTTATCAGCAGACAACGATTCAATAAGCGCACTTTTAATAACACCGTTGCTCATCCTCGCTACAACAGAATCTGAAAAGTCCGATGTAATTATTGTATTCCTGATTGTGTCAATAATGGCCGAATCCGATGTAAGATTCTTTATATTTCCCACAGCAGCTGTTATATTATCTGTTGTTATAGTTTGAGCAACAATATTTTTTATAATTGCGTCTGTAGCTGTAAGACTGTCTATCTGTGCCACTTTAGCAACCAGGTTATCTGTCGTTATACTTGAGGCCTTTAAATCTTTTATCCATGCCTCTTGCGCCGCCAACTGCTTAGTTACAACGACATTCTGTGTATTGCTTTGGTCTACAATAAGGCTTAATTTTTCACCGGTTACTGCACCAGCTATAGAACCTGATGCTGTAGCCGCCGTCGTATTTCCCACACTGAAGCTGTCATTTGCAGGATTGTCAAGACTTATTGTCTGTTTATTTACCCTTAACATGACACCATCAATACCAAGCAACTTAGCATTAACTTTGTACCAGTTTCCAACCTTGATTTTTTCTTTTGTATTATCAAGAAGATGTGGGTCTATTGCCGATATTGTATAGCTGCTGTATGGCTCAGAATAAGCTTCAATATATTTTTCCGCTTCTTTCAAGAGTTCCTTTGGCTCTTTGATATCCTCATACAATATTGTACGCTGAATTACTCCATACAAATTTTCATTCTTTGAAAGATACTTCTTTCCACTATTTACAGAGGCTATGCTAACCCTTTCAAGATTATCCTCATCAGTATAAACTTTGGTACCAAGTGGAAGTATTCTCGTACAAAGATTACTCATGTCCTGCTCACATGAATAAGATAAAAGATTGTTTCCAATTTCTATTACACTATCATCGCATATCTTTCCAATCTTTTTTGAAACTGTCAGCTTGTCCGGTACCGCTTTTCCATCAACAACCTTATAAGAAAGTAAAATCTCCCAGTTGTATTTTGAAATCAATGCTGAAAATTCATCAAATGTCGTTCCTCCGCTTGTTGATAACTCTGCTTTTTCTGTATCTGTAACAGTCTGGTCAAACTCTATTTGAAATGTATGCTGCGGTACACTGCTGTTATGTCTTTTAATCAGCTCCTTTGCCATATCAACAGGTGACATATTAAACAGCTCAATATCTGTACTACTGTCCTGAAGATAGGCAAGATATCCCTCACAGGTTACCTGCTTGTATATCACTCCATTGTTATCCATCAGTGGAACAGCTTTGAGAACTCGACCTAAAAACTCTACATCATTATCATCAATACACTGAATTTCAGTAAGACATGGTACCAACATTTCATATCCGGGATTATCCGGATAAATATCACACGACAATGAATCAATACAGTTTAATTCTCTTGATATACTTCCCGACAATTTTCTCTGCATATCATCCGGCTGCATATTATGAATAATTTCATTTTTAACTGTTCTGTTTTCAGTTTTCTTAAAAATTGTAATAGTCCTCATATAGTCTTTTCACCGCCCTCTTTTACTGAGTACATATACGGATCTGCCTTAAATGTAGCAGTAATAATACAAGCTTTTCTCGTTGATGCAGACGCATCAAAGGAACTGATTTTTGCTTTAAAAAACTTCTCAGGCAATGCACTGTCAACAAATCTCACCTTACCAGCCTGAGCATACAGCCAATTTGCGACCTCATTTTTAGACTTCTCAACCTCTAATCTATCTATACACTTTTTCCACATCTTTACTGTGATAGTTCTGTCATCGTAAACTTTCAATCCAAGTAGATCATATACATCAATTGTCGAGTCACGAAACGGAACCGTAGTCTCAGAGCTTCTAAAAGAAGGATATCCTATATCTATACTCTCCACTGTCATTCCCTTGTTAGATGCCCTTATGTCATTAAACGAAAAATCACGCATTTGCTATCCCCCTTCTAGTAAGATTAACCTTTGCCCCCTGTAACATATCCACAGTGTTTAATGCAGCTTTTCCAACCACATTTCCATCCATTTGAATCGTAAGATTTAATTGCTGATTTGATTTTTGTAAACCTGATGCTCCTGAACTTACATCTGGTACCGTTGTTGGAAGGTTTCCGGTAATAATGTCTGCAAGTCCCTGTGTTTCCCTTTGCAATCCCTGGGCAAAACCAAGACCTGTATATGCTCCAAGTTCAGCCATTACTTTTGACGGTGAATGTATTCCAAGGTTTTTCTTAACCTGCTTTACCGTCTGTCCGGTAAGCTTCGCTATAGCCTTATATACATCATTACTTCCTTTTTCTATACCATTCGCAAATCCTTTTGTAACATAAGCACCTATTGATTTCATCTCTTTATTGTAAGTTTTCTTAAGTTTTGCAATCTTAGTCTTATATTTTTTCTCAAGATCTTTCATCTGCTTTTCCGTTGATTTTTTCAAATCTTGATTTTGCGTTACAGCTTCCTTTTGTGCTACAACATTTTTTTGACTATATAACTGCTTATACTCTGCCCATTGCTGGTCATTCATCTTTGTAAGAGTTTCAACATCACCTGCAGAAGTCACACCAAGACCTTCTATTTCTTTCATCATCTCATCTGATGCTCCTCTATTGCGAAGTATCTGCAAATTTGTACGCCATTTTTGAAGTGCATCAACCTGACGTTGTAAATTCACTACAAGACCGTTTTCATCATCCGTTTTTGACAGACTAACATCACTAAAAATACTAAAACTTGATGTGATAGATTCCTTAGTTGACTTCACCTCTTCGTTATATGTATTTTTAAGTTCTTTCAACTCTGATTTAAGAGTTGACATATACTCTTTATAACTTTTTTTATAATTACTTAAATACTCTTTTTTACTATTAACAAAATTATTTCTTGCTTCATAATACTGTTTCAAAGCCTCGGTATGTGCAGATGTCCCTTTTTTCGTTGCCTTAACAACCTTATCCCAATACGTTTTAATAGTCTTTTCATTGTAACCATTGCCATTAGTCTTCAAATCTCTCATTTCAATTTTATTTTGAAGATTTGTAACAAGAGCCTGCTGTTTTTTCTCAAAAGCCTTTCTCTGTGCCTCAAGCTTTTTCTGACGCTCTTTCTGCTCTTTTTCCAGCTTTTTTTGATATGCTGCTCTCTGCTTTTCAAGACTTTTCCTCTGTTTTTCACCATTGTTAGTCACCTTATTTCTTGCAGCATAATATTTCTGCAATGCTCTTGTATGCGCAGTAGTCCCGGCATATGTAGCATTAACTACAGCTTTCCACCACTTTGCAATCGTAACATCACTATAACCTTTTCCATTTGTTTTCAGGTCTTTATTCTTTATTTTATCTGACAATTCTTTTACAAGAATATTTCCAAGTTGTTCAGCAGATTTTCCAACATTTTTGGAACTTGATTCAATACCCTGTATCAAACCATCAACTGTATATTCACCGGACTTTTTAAAGACTCTTGAAGGTGAATGAATATCAAGTTTCTTTTTAAATGCCTGATCAGCTGCATTACCTAAATCCTCATAAGCTTTAACCACTGCTGATCTCTTTTGAGCTACACCTGCAAGCAAACCATTAACACTATTTACTCCTGCACTCTTCATAAGTTTTGTTATCTTATTATTAGCCCTCTGTATAGCATCTAATGAATTTTGTCCACCCTTTTCAAAACTTCTCTTCATACCGGAAGAAATATTTATACCAACCTTGTTAAGCTTTTTCTGCATATTGCCAGCACGCTTCTGAATCTGCTTGTTTATAGCTTCATACGCAACCGTAGGATCATTTGGACTTCCATTTATTCCCTTGGTTATTTCCTCTGGAATATACGCACCCTGTTTTCTTGCATTAGTAGCAAGTTCCATCAATTTTTTGTTTATAGCAGTATTTAATGTGACTAATGCCGTCTCAGGTGATTTACTTCCACTTTTTAAACCTGCCGCAAGTCCCGCCGGTATTTTTGTACCTGTTTTTTTTGCAATACTTACAGAATTATTGAAAGCTCTCTTTGTGGCATCATCAACTTTTAATCCTGAGCCACTCATCTGAGCAACGGCAGTATCAAATGCTTTTCCAAGATTTTTAAATTCTCTCGCCGTTTTCTTTGCAGCATTGCCTGAAGCATTTGTTTTTTTCTTTTGATTATCAGTTGCCTTACTATACTTTTCAATGTACTTCTGTGCTTTATTGACATTTAAATTACAATCTTTAATTATTTTTTCCTGTTCTTTTATTGTTTTATTTAATTCAGAAGACGTTTTTTTATGTCTTTCCTTTTCTTCTGCATATTTGCTTAATGCTTCTTGTGCCTTTTGATATGTTTCACTGTAATTTTCATTGTAATTCATATTTCCAGCATTAGCCTTATACTCTTTTTCTAATGCCTTCTGTGCTGACTCTGCTTTTTTCTCTGCATCAGTTAATCTCTTTTTTGATTCTGCACGTTTCTGCGTTGCCTCCGCAAGTGCCATTTCAGCCTCATACTGCTGTTTATATTGCTCCTTTATATCAGTCTCAGCAGCCTGTGTCATATAAAGTTTTTTATAATTACTTATTTTAGCTGTTATCTGCTTATTAGATAATTTAAGTTTTCCTGTTTCTTCATCATAAGCATTGGCAAGCTCCGGAATTTGCTGAGATAATGAATTTACTATTGCTTTCATCTCAGATTTTTGAGCAGTGTTTTTATGTTCAATATTATTAAGTTCTTTCAGTCTTTCTGACTGCTTATCCACTGCCGCTACTTCTGACTCAGCAGATGAAAAACTGTCTTTTGCTGCCTGCACATTTTCCTTTATAGCCTTTGTCTTATCATTCAGCCTATCAATTTCTTTCTGATCTGCCTGAGCCGCTTTTTCAGTTTCACTTGTAGACTTTTTAGTCTGCATGGCAAATGTGACTATTCCGGCAGTAAGTGTAGCAAGTGCTGTTGCTGCTAACAAAATAGGATTAGCCATAAGTGCTGCACCAAAAGCTGTAATTAGCGGAGTTACGTTCTTTACCACTGTAACGCCAACAAATGCTGTTGTTAATGCCCCTAACGATGCTGTAAGCGAAACAACCGCCTTCACTACATCTGGATTTTTATTTACAAATTCCATAGCCCACGAAATTGCTTTCTGACCATGCTGGTACATTCCGTCAAGAGACTCATTAAGCTGTGTTCCGATAGCAATCTTTAAATTCTCAATGCCGTTTAACATCTTCTGTTTAGCTGTCTCTGATGTATCAGTCATCTTTTTATAAGCCTCATCAGCCGCACCGGTACTATTCGTCACCTTTTTCAGAGTATTGTTATAATCCTCTGTTCCTGTCTTTAAAAGAACTGTTGCTGCAGTTGCTGCTTCCTGACGGCTGAAAAGATTTGAAAATGCTGTTGCATCACCGCCAACGCTATCACTTAATATCTGAATAACATCGCCAAGCGATTTTCCCTCTGCCATTAACTCTGCAAATGACTTACCGGTTTCTGTCTGCAATGTCAATGCGACCTTTTGTCCCTGTTTTGATAGTTCTTTCATAAGAGACTTAATATACGTCGTAGACTCACTTGTTTCAATACCTCTTTTAGTAAGCTGTATATATGCCGTTCCCAAGTCCTGCAATGAAACGCCATAATTCGCCGCATTGGTAGCAACTTTACCAATACTTGATGCCAGCTCATTAACCGATGTTTTACCTAAGTTCTGTACTGTCAGGAATACATCTGATACCTCAGACGCATCTTTAACCTTATTTCCATAAGAATTAAGAACCGTTGTAAGACCATCAATAGCCGTTGTACTGTCAGTAAATCCCCCTTTTGCAAGTTTAGTGGCTTCACCTACTGTTTCCACCGCCTTTGATGTATCAACACTCGCTGATATAGCCTGATATGTTGACTCAGCTATATCCGTCACCGCCGTTCCTGTCTTTGTAGACAGGTCAAGCATCTCCTTGTTAAGTGTCCCCATTGATTTTTTCGATGTATCAGCAATGGTACTAACCTTTGCTGATGCACTTTCAAACTTTTCAGCACTTTCAGAACATTCATATAAAGTTTTTGCTATGTCCTCGACCTTTTCTTTTACTCCTGATGCAACTATCTGGTCTGCAAGATTATTAAAAGCCTGTCTGTTGCTCTCTCCAAGCTGTTCAACATTAACTCTTACTTCCCTGACTGATTTTCCGTATTGATCTATTGATGTTGCACAGCCATTTGCCGAGTTTTTAGCCTCTTTCATATACTTATCATTTGTATTCAAGGCTCTGTTTGCTCTGATAGTCTGTGCTTCCGCAGTATTTAACTTATTTTTCCAGTTTTCTACTCTGCTGCCGGCGGCTTCATAATTTCTCTCACCCTTTTTTATTGCATCTGCAAGTTCATCAACAGTTTTCTGCTGTTTATCAAGCTCCGCATCCGTAGCTGTCCCGGATTTTTTCATTTTATCCATCTCAGCTTGTGCATTTTTATAATCTGCCTTTAATTTTTCAAGACCGTCTGCAACCTTTTTCTGTGACTCACTACTATGCACATATGCATTTTTTGTAGCATCAAGTTTACTTCTCTGTGCCTGAAGTACCTGAGAAAGCACTTTATGCTTTGCCTGAAGTGCTTCAAGACTGTTCGCATTCTCAGCATACTTCTCTTTAACAAGCCCAAGTTCTGATTTCATTGATGAAAGCTGTTTATTACAAGCCGTAACCGCTGCTTTAAACTCTTTCTCACCTTCAAGCACTATTGAAGCACCAATTTTATTTTTATTCGCCATCTTATCACTCCCAAAACCTAAAAGTTAATGATTTCTTCTCTTTCCTCTGCACTGGTTATCATCTTCTCATATGTATTTGCAGAGCCTCCTGCAAACATATTGCAGATTGAAGATGCAAGCATGCTCATTTCAAGGTCAAATACATTCTTATATTCATAGTACAGATCAGAAAATTCCCCGATTGACAGAAAATTACATTCTGCCTCAGAGCATCCAAGTTTTGTCTTTGCAATAAATTTATACCAGACGAAATTTATTCTCCCTCCGTCTGGCTCTCCGAGTTTTTTTCATCGTTCTCATTTTCCGGAAACATTGAACCTGCATATGTAGTAAAAATTTCTGTTGCAAGTTTTGCCGGATTAGAAACCGCATACACAATCTTTTTACCAGGAGCTTTCTTCCCTGTAGCCTCTGCACCTTCCTCAAGGAAAAGCATTGTAGTATCAAGCAATGCCTGATAATCAATTTCATCCAGATAATTTTCACTTTTCTCAGTATCATCACTCCGTGAAAATATCTTATTTTCAAACTCTTTTAGACTTCCATACTTTTTCTGAAGCTGTGCAAGTGCTCTTATCCCACAACAAGCCGGATAAGTCTTCCCATCAATGCTCAGATTAAATATTCTCATAACCTCACCATCCTTTCACATCAAAATATGCCGCACTGCCCGGCAATGCAGCATACAACTTTTCAAAAAATAACAAAACTACTCCGCTGTCGGTGTAAATAATGCTTTAAGAGCAGCTACGGCATCTGCCTCCAACTCAACAACAGCCGTTCTTCTGTAAAGCCCTGTCTGCTCATCAGGGTAAATAGTACCTACAACAGATGGTGTTGTATATTCCAACTTTTCCTCTTTAGTCTTTGCATCAACAGAATACGGTGCAAATTTAACTTTCGGATAAAAAACAACTTTATACTTTCCACCATTTTTCTTGCTTATATAGCCAAATCCTACCGCTATAGGCTCATCATTGCTTGTAGCATCATATACATCAACTGTTTTCGAGTCTCCACCGCTTAATGCAATGCTGTTTTTCTTCTGTCCAAGAAGCGGGCCAAAGATAGCAGGATCGTCATCATCAATACCAAGCGTTATATCACCGCCTGTTACTGAGCTGTCGCTGTCCTGCAATACATCATCCGCATAAAGTTTCGCATCGTTAGAATTTAAGTTTTCTTTAAACTCAATCGCTCCCGCAAGTTTGGACGGTGCTTTGTACTTACCATCCTTTAACTCACCATGTAAAAATGATTTTAAACCTACCTGTGCCATTTAAACCTCGCTTTCCGCTATGTTTGTCTCATAGCATATGTGTCTTTTTTTAACATCTCTCTCAACAGTATTTAAGGCAACTTTTGGATAAGAAAAACCGCTTAAAAATAAAGCGGTTTTAATAGCCTTTTGCATATTGAGATAATTTTTATTTAAAGGTACAAAAAGATGTACCTGAAAATACATTTCATTCACAGCCGGGTTATCATCTGCAAATCCCCCCGGCTGTTCTGCTGCCACATTGTAAACAATGTATGTGTCTGCCTTTCCGTCATAAACATCCATAGCAACCTCTGTGCATACGGATTTCAAGGCAGTTTTCAAATCACCAAGAACACTCATCTTATCCCCCTGTTAAAAACTTCCTGCATTTTCTCTAAAACCTTGTCCTCACTGCTATTCACAGCAGACTGCATAAAAGGTCTTGCCGGCTGATGACTGTTGCCGTATTCAAGTGCAAGTGCTTTCTGATAATTTCTAAACGGTTCAACTTTTCCGTTTTCACGGGTGTAAGTAGATTTTGTTGAAGCCCCCTCCGCTGTCAGATAGCCGATGTATGCACCGTTTACAGTTTTCTTTGCTTTCTTACATTTGATAGAACTTATAAGTTCACCTGTATCCCGGTGTGGCTGCAACTCACTTTTGACCGCACTCTCATAAATCGGCAATGCCTCATCTATCATCTTTGGAGCTGTCTCATCAAATATATTTAAAACATCGTCAAACATATCATTCGGGAAATCAAAATCAAATACCGCCATTATTCTACCTCACTGCATGACAATTCAATGTAATACTCGTCTGTACGATATGTTCTTTCTACCTTGTACAATTTTTCATCGTATTTCACATTATTTTGTCCTGAATAATCATCAAAAGCTACTTTAAAGACCTGCACAACCTTTTTATTATTTCTCAAAGCATTATAAAACTCACTCTGTCTTACCGACTTGACAGCACAAAAAACCTCCAGTTCCTCTCCGGGTACTTCCACCTCAAAACCATCCTCATCTTCTTTCTTTTCCCCTTCACTTATAAGAAAAAGAATATCATTCAGTGCTTCCATTTGTGTATTCACCCCCAAGCGAAAGAAAATCACGAAGTCCTTCAAATGCTTTCTCAAATCGTTCAGCCTGATTATCAAAGTTAAACTGCCACTTACAATACAATTCGCAAGCCTTAAATATAAGCATATCCTGTGTATCAGCACATGCTTTTTCTTCTGATATGCCTACTCCTCTGAGCAGAAGCAGACATATCTCAATATTGCTTTCAATCTCATCATCAAGGGAACTGTGCTTTATTCTCAGGCTCTTTTTGATTTTCTCTCCAAAATCCGTCAAATATTACACCCCCTTGACTGCTTTTTCCTGGGCTTCAAGAAAACTCTCTATAATAAGACTTTTCACATTACCGCTAACACTATAGCCCTGTTCATCAGCAAGAGCCTTTATGTCCGATATAGTCATCTCCTCAAGCTCCTGCTCTGTATATGTTGAAATTGTGTTAGGGACTATAAGTTTTTTTGAATGACCTCAACAAGCGAATTTTTGTCAACGACCTTTCCATCTGCCATCATAATAGCCTTTGTCATCTGGTCGTCTGTTTCATGATCTTCATAACGCTTAACCGTTACATTAAGATTAGTATTAAGCATATAGTCCTCCATACGGAACATAAAAGCTACTACCGTATCTGCTGAAACAGTTGAAGAAAAATCTGACATATACTCAGATGACACAAAGTTTACAGGTCTGCCAAGTATTCTGTACTCAGGCTTTCCGGAAACTCCGGCATTAACACGGGCAATAGGCTGGCCGCTTGTATCTGTCATAGCTGCAATCTGATTAAAGTATGTACTCTTAGTCATATACCATTCAGCAGACTCATAAGCAGCCGGAAGTTTTCCCTCTGCATCACATAAGTTTTTAAATGTAATATCCTTACCCTTTGCAATTTCAACTTTCTGACCCTCTACTACTTCAACGGCATCTGACAAAATACCCTCAGGCTGATTTGCAGATGCACCCTCTCCTGCAATAATAGCCTTTTCTAATGCCTTAACCATTGCCTCTGCGATATTGCTTGTAAGAGTTCTCTCAAACACATCAAGCGTTACGGTATCAACAGCAATCGAAACCGCAACAACACACTTTAACTTGAAATAACTGAAAGTGATAGAGCCAAGTGTTTTCTTCTGCTTATCTGTCTTTCCTCTTTCAGTAGTCCATGTTGCAACAGGTTTCGCAGCCGAAGTAGGGACTGTCGCACCGCCTTTGTAAAAAGTTCTTGTAACCTTGTTAAGAATGTCACCTGTCTTTTCCATTTTCTCAACAATTTTATTAAGAATTGTATTCGGAATAACTGCACCCGTATCTGAAGTAGTTGTAACTTCATCACTATTTGTAAGATTTGCAGACATCTTCTCACCATGCAGCACATAATTCATAAAGGCAGAACGATATTCGATACTGTTTGTAGGATCTTCTTTGACAATATCACCCACAGAAGCCACAATTCCATCTTTAGTACCTGCATGAGCCGCATTACTGAGTACATTTGGCACTTTAACAGCACCTTTCATTGATTCAACATTGGCTTTCGCCTCTGTGTACTGAGTATATTCATCGTCAAGAGTTTCAACATCCTCCAGCTTTGCCTTATACTCGTCCATCTTGCCATCATCAAGAAACTGTGTGGCTTCATCAAGCATCTGATTACGATAATCAACATAATCCTGTCTGCTTTTAAAATTTTTGATTACATTCATAAATTTCATGTTTAAATTTCCCCTTTCATTCTTAAAATTTTGATTTTTTCCTTAGCAACAAAAAAAGCCTCACTTGATTTATCAGCAAGACTTCCTGTTTCTGCACCTTTGATAAGATTCCTTATCTTCGCCTTTGTTTCATCCGGTATGATTCCACCAAATGCGTTATTTATGCTAAACGGCATATTGCCGCTTTTGCCTGTTTCTATCAATTCATCAACAAAACCATATTTCATAGCCGTTTTTACATCAAACCATGACTCTCTATCCATCAAGTCAAGCAGTTCTTTTTCGCTCCTGCCTGTTTTCTGCTGATAAATAGCTGATATGGCTCTGTTTGCTGTCTGTAATATCTGCGACTGTTTATCCATATCATGATAATCGCCTCTTGCACCGCTTGAAACATTGTGAATCATATACATTGCAGTCGGAAATGCTCTCACATGACCTGTTGCACACGCCACGATGCTTGCAGCACTACAACATGAACCGCTTATATCCGCCTGAATATTACCATTATATTGACTGATACTATAAGACATATCAGAACCGGCAAAAACATCACCACCTCCGCTGTTAATAACGATAGTTACATCATCACCATTTGCATCCTCAAGCTGTTTATCAATATCTTTCGGACAAAAAGCATCATAGCCAAACCAGTCATATATCCACTTATCATCATTGTTTACAATAGTTCCTTTTGCATCAATCTTCACCATCACTTCCACCTCCCTCTTTCAGCTTTCCGGTATCTTTTCTGAGCAGTGCAACATCTCCACCCGGAACAGGTGCAAGATTAAGGTACTGTCTGACCTCATTTATGGTCATTATTCCTCTGTCAACAAAAGAAGTAAGCTGCAGTTTTGTACTCATACTTGCAAAAGTAAGATTGCTGCTTTCAAATATGATTTTATTCCCACAATTTCTCTGCTTTCTTGAAAACAGTTTTCTTGTATATTCATTTGCCATCTGGCATATGATAGGCTCTATCGCAGCCTCATAGTATGAAATCCACTCATCCTCGTCATAATTTGAATGAACAATCTTGTCATTTGTGTTAAAAAAACCATACACTCTCTGTATGGTTCTATCCGTCTGCGCCGCATTGGGTACATAATCATTAGGTTTTATCTGCTGTGCCTCCGCTTTAGAATCAACTGCTGCCACTCCAAACGATTTTGAAGCTGTATTTAAATAATTCTCAGCAAATTGCCTTGCCTGCTCCTGTGTATCTTCAGGTCTTAACGATGTGGAACTAAATTTGAGCAGCCACCTTATTACAGCACCATTTTTAACAGCCTTGATAATTCCCTGGTCCGATGTAGTCACAACATTCATAAGTTCCACCAGTGCTTTTCCCGGCGGTTCACCAAATATATCGTTATCGCAATAATCTTCACGCAAATGAATAATGTCCGTGTACGGTATTTCCATCCACTTGCCATTTTGAAAATAAAATTTAAGATAAAGCACCTGATTATAATATTTTGCATCAACAGATGCAGCCGGTATCGGATATAAGCCACAGGGCAGACCAAAATCATCCCTTATTATCAAAATAAAAGCATTATGATTAAGAGCAAGCTGATTTGCAACTTTCTCCTGCATCATCTGCCCGGACATATACTCATTAGGTTCTTCCAAAAGATTTTTTATGTATGGCATGGGATTTACAGCAATATCCTTTGACCCATCTTTTTTAAATGTTTCCCGGATATGTTTAGCCACCGCCTTACCTATAGCCTTGGTCTTTGGTCTTATACATGAACGCACTACATCAGACTGATACAGCTTACCATTCCACGCATAAAATCCATTGCCGACATCGGTAATCATTTGGAAAGAGCTTTTCTTACTTACATTTTTAAATCTACTAAAAATTCCCACAATTTCTCCCTTCCAAAAATTTATATAAGAGACAGATATTCTTCAAGGTGATTTTCAAGCATAACATACGCATCCAGCAGACCGGCAAGACCGTCAATTCTCCTTGTAGGACTTGTACCCTTACAAGGCTGGATATTATTATTTTTATCAATATCAACAGATGTATTGCATATGCACCATTTAAGCACCGGATTGTTGTTGTAAATAATTCTCTTTGCCTTAAGGTCAGCACCCAATGATTTCATTGGAGAAGATAAAGTTTTCTTTCCCTGTGCCACCGGCTCCATAACGCTGCGGCCAAATGTGTCGTTCATTTCCTCAACAAAATATGTTGCACTCCATGCGTCATAGCCATCCTTGAAAAGATAAATATCTTTTTCAAGCTGCATTTCTTTAAACCACTCGACCACATACTTGTAATGTATTTTATTTCCGGGACAGGTTCTCATCCACCCCTGTTCAATCCATAAATCATAAGGAATTTTATCTTCTTTTACTCTTTGCTCCACCAAATCTTCCGGAATCCAGTACATCTGCTCAACATAGATATTATCATCACCGGGCACCATGAAAAGCATTGTTGCATTTGTCAGGTCATTGGTTGATGACAAGTCGCAGCCGCCTATTCCATACCTTGGTTTAAGCTCTGCTATATCAAATAATGCGTTATTATCAATATCTTCAAAATTAAGCCAGCTCTCTGATGATGTCTCTCTGATATTAAACTCTTTGCAAACAAGGTTCTTTACAAGAAGCGGATTTTCCTGAGCTTTTCTTACTTTGTCTCTCAGTGTATCTTTATTCTTGATGGTTCCCAAGCCGGGGTTTGCCTTAATCCAGCAATCTTCCTGAACCCATTCCTTACGGCTGTCAAGCTCATAAATAAACGGGAACAAATGTGGATCTTTATAGCCGTTATCATCAAAAAGACCATTGATAACTCTCTCAGCTTCATCATATTTTTGGTCGTAAATATCTTCCCTGATAGTTCCTGCCGTAGATGTGATATATATAAGCGGCTGGTCTCTAGCCGTCACACCATCTGCCATAATGTCATACAATGCTTTGCCATTCTTCCACTGATGAATTTCATCCATCATACAGCCATGAACATTCAGACCGTCAAGACTATCTTTGTCAGATGCAAGTGGTCTATACACACCATTATTAAACTCCTCACTGGACAGCTTTGACACAAGCGGCTTTATCCTTTTGCGAAGTGCCGCCGATTTAAGCACCATTCTCTTTGCTTCTTCCCAAATGATATTTGCCTGTTCTCTCTTAGTCGCAACAGCATATATCTCTGCACCCGGCTCCCCATCCGCAATCAGCAGATACAGACCAACGATAGACGCAAGCAGTGATTTACCATTTTTCTTACCAACGATAAAAATTGACTCTCTGCACTGTCTGTTTCCATTATCATCAATAAAGCCAAACACTGCTGCCAAATGTGCCTGCTCCCACAATTCTAAACGAACATCATTTGTCGTTCCCTTTTTATGTTTTGACAATTTACAATAGTTTTCCGCAAACTCCAAAATATGATTTGCTCTCTTTGCCGAGTAATGATATTCATCCGGATTTTTAATATGCCATGCAAGATACTTGTACCATCTGTATATCTTATTTGATACTTTAATCTCACCTTTTTCAATCCTGTCAAAATACTCAAGGATAGGATTGTAATCTAAACAATATCTTCTCATACATCCTCACGCCCTCCAACAAACTCATCAAAGCCATCGTCTTTCTCTACAACCTCAACGGCTTTCGTTTTCGGAAGACAATCCTGCAATATCTTCATTGCCTGGGTCTGTTTCTGAGAAAACTGTAAATAAAGCTGTGCATCAGGACTCTGTTTAGTTCCGTATTGATTTTCGCCATTCTTGTATTCCACTGTAGTTCCGTCACGAATGATATTTTCCCTGAGGTCCTGCATCGTGATACTCATAAAAGCAACATCATCAATAGTAGCAAAGACAAGTTTCTTTTTGTTCTCGTCAATCTCCTTAAACAACCGCTTCAATCTTGCAACTTCTTTTTTCACCCGCTTTTGTTTGTCTAAATACTGAGAAATACTGTCTGCTTTTTCATCCCTCCGCATTGCTTCCTCTTCAATTTCTTCCGGTGTTACCACTCTATTCTCACCTCCTGATACCACACCCCCCTTGTGAAATGACCTGCGTTTCAAATCAATCTAGGCTACCGGTGTTTTTAAAACGCCCCAAACACCAATAAACAGGGGGGTTAGAGCTTTGCTATCGGCTGTCCGTTCTCATCGAACATGACAAGCAAGCCCTGTCTCTTGTTATTAACTCCATGCCCATCGAACTTATCATGACAATCCTTACAGACATACTCTAAATTGCCATGATTTAAAGTAATATCAGGATTTAATATGTTCTCAGGTGTAATGTGTGTACGATGATGTACGATATATCCAAGCTGTTTACCACATTCCTGACACATACCTCCATCGACCGCAATCCTCTCACTTATAAAAGACCGCTTACAGTCTTTCCAAGCTTTGCTTTGATAAAATTTATACGCATATTCTTTAGCCATCTCTCAACCTCACTCATTTGACATATCTTTATATTTTGTCAAATCATCTTTATCTGTGTTCTTTCATTAGAGTGCAACAAAATTATTTACCCTCATTTGACACACCTTTAATATGTCAAATACCGCATATAATAAAAAAAGAAGCTACCTTTTTCGCTTCTTAAATGATAAATTCTTTATTGCTTTGTCCTTATTATCCTGATTTATTCCAATATATCTGAGTGTAATTGATATATCTGAATGGTTAAGTATCTCCTTTATCGTCACTGCATCATGCGTCTGCTGGTACATATGATACCCAAATGTCTTTCTAAGAGTATGCGTTCCTATCTTATCAATATCAAATTGTCTGCCTGCTTCAGATAGAATGTTGTAAGCCTGCTGTCTGGTAATCGGTCTGTTGCCTCTTGGAGACTTAAACAGATACTCATAATCATCCTTGCCATATATATAATCTTTTATAACAGGCTTAAGCTCTACATTGATAGGAAATCTTTTCTCTTTCCCAGTCTTTTTCTCCCTGATATAAACGGCATCTTTATCTCTGACATCACGCACACGAAACTTTAAAATATCAGATATTCTCAATCCCGTGTATATACCAAACATAAACATCACATAATCTCTATCGCTCTTACCCTTTAGGTATTCAGCAATATCCATCACAACATCTAAATCTCTGATAGGCTCAACAGTATTCAACCAACCACCTCCCAACAGTACAATAACCGTTATAAGTGTAGAAAAAAAGGAGAAGATATGCATCCTCTCCTTAATCAAAACTACTGTTCCTACTCTTGCGATATTAGCATTATATCACAGAATTGCTTCGTGTGATTCTCATTTTTTTGAAATTTTATAAATTTTTTTATTTCTGCTCATCTATAAACTCACGCATCATTTTGGAAATCTGTGACGCCTGACTCACTCCCGCTTTCTCACATGCTTCTTTAAATTCGTCAGCTAACTCTCTTTTTAACTTAAATCCCTTTGTCATATATCCGGCTTTTTTCTGCCACTTGTCAGTCGCCTTTGTCTGTGCTGTTGGCATCATATCACCTCTTTACTTTTTTTTATTTTCCTGCTATTATTTTTATACCAAGGACAGATAGCAGGAAGTTGTAGGTCTGCCCTCGGTTTGGATTGTATAAGCTCTACTTTTTAAGTAGGGCTTTTACTTTTTCCTTTGCGTCTTGTAAGTCTTTGCTTTCTTCCAAGATTGCTAAGATTTTTCTTGTTTGATTTTCCTCTGCTGTATCTTTTAATAATTCCGCTAAGTTCATTTCTTCGTTCTCCATTTCTATCTCCTTTCCTGCCATTCCCTTGCTACAATTATATTATACTATAAGGTTACCCTTATGTCAATAGCTTTTTAAATTTATTTTGTTTTTTTTAAAAGACGGTCTTTCGACCGCCTAGATTAACTTTACTTTTTGCATTGTAAAAATAATAACATAGTTAATAGTACAAGTACAGCACGGAAATAGCACACTTCATACTGTTGAAACCAATAGTTACATTTCATTATCTTGATACTCCTAATCTTGCCATTAATGCTTCCTGCAATACTTTAGAAACATTGATATGTGATTTTTCTGCTTCCTGATTTAACCAATTTGGTAATGTTACATTTCTACGAACCGTCTTATTATCTAAAATTCTTCTATATGCCGTTAAATCAACATCAACCAAAGACACAATACTTATTCCATCTTTATTAAATGTTCCTTTTGAAACATCAATATCTGTCATCTTAGATGGATGCAACACTTCTTTTCCATTATCCTCTGCTTCAATACAGCTTATTCCGATAGCATCTTAATCTTTGATTTCCAGAAATCCAGCTTCTGTTAATCGCATTATTGTTTCTGTCACAACATCAAAATCACTTCCTCCAATATGGTAAGTTCCTTCTACTGCAGCCTCAATGTATATATCTCTCTTCCCCGTTCTAATAGAAATCTGCACACTCGGAATATCGTATTCTTCAGAAATGTATGCAATCTTTGTTTCATCCTCTTCATCCATTAAAAATTTATGCCACCACTCATGCTGATACTTATATCCAATTCCCTTTAAACATCTTTCACCTGCTTCTGCCCACTCAATACCTTTTTTGAATCCAAATTTTCTAAGTTCTTCAAGGTCAATATTATCTTTAATTTTAATTATCATTATTGCATCTACTCCTTTCCCGGCTTTTCGCACCGTTCAAATTCAATTACCCACACATAAGGGTTGGCATCCCATCCGTATGTATCAATGTCTGTTTTCTTGATGGTGTTGTCCCATAACTCTCTACCAAACAACTCCCCCATAGTCATGTCGCAATATTTAATATGGCTCGTACACGGACCATCAAGATCGCAAGTATGTCCATCTGCTGATACTCTGGTCAAGCACGGCGGTTTAAATCTAAAGCCTTCATCCCACGCTCCATCCTCGTCAATCTCCTGCAACCGCTCCACTCTCACATCCGTAACTTTTAACCATATCCTTGCAGCTTCCTTCGGCATATGGATTGACGGTTTCCAAAGTAAATCTTTAGACATCCATGATTTATCATCTGCCTTGTACCAAAAGGTGTGAGCTGCTGCCTGAATAAATGTTTCCCGGACATAAAGGATATCGCTCGGTTGATATAGTGCTTTTCTGATACACGGCTCATTTTTGCCGTTATACAGCATCAGTCCATCCTTAATATATCCAGTCCACTGTGGATTTTTCCCAGGAAGAAATTTTACTAATCGTCGTGTGCATGTCTTTCTTCCGTCCAGAATGGCTTTCACCATTTCGGTATTGAATAAAATTGGCCGTTCTCTCATACAATCTTTCCTCCTCACGCAAATGCTAACTGTCCGTTTTCTTCGGTTTCCACTCTATCTTTCGTGATATTCGGCATTCTCTCCGCAACACACAGCTCCGGAAGATTAGACCGCACTAATGCTGCTGGTATTGGCGGACACACTGCATTTCCACATCTTCTTACCTGCTCGCTTCTTGGATATTTATGTCCCTCAAAATCGTGGTCGATAATATAATCATCTGGGAACCCTTGACATCCATACAATTCCTTTGGCTCCAACATTCTCAAACCAATGTCAACAATCTTATAATCCACACCTTTTATAGTCACAAGTCCGAATCTATCCTTTGAAGTAATAGTATCTAATGGCTCCTTAATACTATGAGCAGTTCCATTTCCGTAATATTTCAGTAAAAATGCTCTGACTTCTCCAAAATGTCCATCTCCTGCTGTAATTGTTGGAAGTGGTTCTCTTATATTTCTTCCATCACAATGGTTATTCATCTGAATAAGATTTGCTGTCACTACACTGTTATGATCCCATGCTGTAACCGTTGGCAATGGATTTTCAACACTATCACCAGCTCCAGTATACCCACCGTCATAATATTTATGTAAGAACGATGTAACTAACCCATATCTATTCGAATGGTTTGTTGTATTGGTACCCATATATGGCGCAAGCTTAGGTTCCACTATTCCATATCCATGCTTTCCAGTTATTGTTGGCAGCGGCTCTTTGATATCGTTTTGCCTACGCTCTCCACCATGATTACACTGAATGATAAAAGGCTCTGGATTATCCAAAACAAATTTTTTCAAGCCTCTTGCAATTCGTTGCATTGTTTTTGGCGCAAGCGGACGAACTGCACGAATACCATATTTTCCTTTAATCTCCTGTGATGTGTCAAAGATAGAGGGACATGGTCGGCTGAAATCAATCTGTGTATATGCTCCGACATAAGGTTTTAGCAATCCTTCCTTTACCTCTTGACTGTTTCTAGGTGCGTGTGTTGGTTCTGGCCATATGATAGGTTTACCATCACAACGAGCAATCATAAAAAATCTTTTTCGCATAGTTGGTGCACCGTAATCTGCTGCCACAAGCTCTTGAAATTGCACTTCATATCCCAAATCTGTAAGCTGTTGCACAAACTTTTCAAAAGTCTTGCCTTGCTTTGATTTGATTGGATGATGACCTCTGTTAAGTGGTCCCCATGTCTTAAATTCCTCAACATTTTCCAGCATTATGGCTCTGGGTCTGACTAACCCAGCCCATCTGCAAGCTACCCATGCAAGTCCACGAATAAACTTGTCCTTCGGTTTGCCGCCTTTTGCCTTGCTAAAATGCTTGCAATCAGGAGAGAACCAGGCAAGACCTACCGGATGCCCTTTGCAAGCTTTAACAGGGTCAACTTCCCATACATTTTCACAATAATGTTTTGTATGCGGATGATTTGCTTTATGCATCCGAATTGCTTCTAGGTCATGATTTATAGCAATATCAACACTCTTTCCCGTTGCAATCTCAATGCCGGTACTAGCACCACCACCACCGGCGAAATTGTCAACTATCAGTTCTCCGTTAATCATATTTCTCTCCCATCTTCTCTCTGCAAGCCGCCCTGATTACCATAATAGCCCGCTTTAGCCCAGCATAAAAAATATCATCATACTCAGCATCCAAATACGGTGCAACCTCTTTTACATATCCGTCAAAATCTGCACTCGAATACTCAGCTTCCTCTTCCAGCCTTTTGACTACATCAACTATTCCTGCAACAGCACATTTAAAACAACTTTCATATAATTCACATTTACCGCCCTGCTTGTCACAAAATGCGACTTTTGAATCTTTCATATCATTCAGCGTGCCTAATAATTCACTCTCTATACTCAGCATACGTTCATGTTCTTTCGCTTTCTGCTTCTTTGCCGCAAGTTCAAGTATATGTATAAATTCTCTTTGCACCTGCACCGACCTACAATCCTTTTCCTTTGGGTACTGCTTTACAAATGTATCTATTCTGTTCTCAATATCCCTTATTACTATTTTTTCATCTATCATTCTGCATTCCCCTCCTTAACCCGCAATACAATACGATTTAGCGGAAATGAGTGAACACACATAACATGTTTATTTTCGTTTTCTTTAAGTGCAGCTTCATCAATGCTTATAAACTTTCCCTGTTCATCTGTAAATATCATATGCGGATTTTCTATTAAATCAATCACTACACTTTCCATGTATTTCACCTTCAACGCTAATCGGTTCTTTTCCCTCACCGCATCCCCTTTTTCTTCACGAAGTCTTGTTTCTACCGCTTTGAGCTGTTCCACATTTATTTCCAAGTTTTTCACATAAGCAAACTTTTTTATAATCTTAATTAACAATTTATTAAACATGTCAACATCCTCCAATTTCTTTGTCTTAGCTTATTTTTGCTCTTTCCTCTCTATCCTTTTCCGTCTGTAAAAAAATCATATACTGGCCATATGAAAGTCCAAGCTTCTTTGCTTTGTCATTAAAGCTTGCAAGCTCTCCCATATGCTTTTCTTTTCCTCCACTCTTTTTGCCTTTTTCTGTGTTTTTCTTTTTTTATACATCTGTGCATGTCTTTTTTTACGCTCATACTCACGACATTCAACGGAACAATAATGCTGATTTCTCGCATTAACAGTAAATTGCTTTCCACATCCTATACATTTACTTTTTTTCTTTGTCTGTTTCATTCCTGCTCCTTTCTGGGAGCTGCACCACACTCCCAGCTTTATTTGTGATGTTAATTTTCCTACAGCTATATGTAAAAGTGCATTTAAAACTTTTTTGCTGTCAAAATTTCTTACCTGTCGGAATCCGACAAATCAGCCACGTTGCAACAATCGCTGTTCAAGTTCACTCATATCTGAGGAACTTATATCTCTCTGGTTAAATGAATTAAACTGATTTTTCTTTTTAGTTGAATATCCTGACTTTGTATTGCCTGACGGCTTTTGGTCTGCCCGCTCTGTCTTATTCCAATAATCAGCAGTGCTTTTCCAGTTTATTCTCCTGCCATACTTGTCTTTCCAATCAATACGGTCATAATATTCAAAAAACTTCTCAGGATTTATTTTTAAGCTGTTATTTGCAACATAATCTTTTACCTCCTGAAGCGTTGGCACTATAGATAGAGTGTTAGTATATTTACTATTACTTTTACTATGTTTTAAAATGTCTGCATTTTCGTCCAAAATGTCTACATTTTCGTCTAAAATGATTACATTATCTGATAAAAGGGCGACTTTAACTAAGAGGTATGCTCTCTTCATTTTTACAGCTTTTCTTCTTTTGGTTGCAAAAAGAAAATTTTCCTGAATTTCCTCGGAAGTTAAAATTCTATTTTGCTCAAGCTGTTCCAATGAAAAGACACCCCACCTTGCACAGCAGTTCACTATTTCATTTATGCGATTGACCGCCCTGTCACCCCCGCCAAACATTCGTGACGAAAGTGACAACGCTTTCTCTCGCTGCCATTCACAATAATAACCATGTACTCCGTATATCTCCTGAAGTAACGCATATATGACGGCGTGTGCCTTTAACCCACACTCTGCTGTTACAAGTTCAATGTTTTTATCAGCCGCACATTTTACCGGAAAGTAATCAATACCCTCTTTTCGGTTCATGGTGCGTCCTCCTAAATCTAATCAAACAGGTTTATTTTACAAAGGCAAGGAAGACATCCGACCAACTGACACCGTCCGAATAGCCGGCACCTTCCCTTAATTACGGCACATATACTCCCCCTGATTTCTCAGTTAAAAGCATACACACCAAAAAATAAAAAATATATTATATTAACCCATATATTTTCCCCGAATAGTTGAAGCAAAATATACAAGCTAATTACAAAAAATAATAAATATCATGAGGTCCACTTACCTCTACGATGTTTTTCTACTGTCCTGTATTTTCTGGGCATCTCTGAATAAAAACTTTCTTCCTTGAGTTCGTCCAACTTACAGAAAAACTCACTTCTCTTTCTATAAAAAGTTGCCTGACTGCAATGCACATGTTCTCTTCTACAAAGTTGCTGAAAATTCATGCCCGGTGTTGTACAATATCTAAGAATCGCACCGGCAAGCTCCGCATCTGTCAGTCTTGCAGCTTTCTCAATCAACTCCACTTTACTGCTAAGTAAAGCAAGTCTAATAGCCACATCTTCAATTGGAGACTCATTATTATGAGCATGAGGCATCCCGTCATAATTCACACCCGAAATACCTATTTCACCCTCAATATCTCTTATCTGAGCTTTCCATAAATTATATTGATAACAAAAATAATTTAACTCCCGGTATTTAAACCGGTTTAGCCTTTTCAAAGGCTTATCATCTCTCCTCATTACATCTCCCTTTATGTTCTTCAATCGTGTGGCATGGTGCCTCTGTTTCCACTGCACCACTACCACACTTACTGCACTTTTCATTCACTCGCCTGGTACTCCAAACTTTACGACCACAATTGTGGCATGTAACTACAAAGAATGGATCACCGGAATGATAATGGTTATTGTCATTGTGCAAACCTATCTCCTTATGAAATAATTGTAAATCCTGCGATATCATTCAACTGTTCTTCAATATATTCCTTAATATTCTCCATCGCATGCAGTTTCCACATTCCACCATCTGCTTCAAACAAAGCACACTGAATCCCTTCATATTTAGCTTCTTTCATACGAAAAACAAAACTACTCTCAGGTTGCTCAATCTCTGTAAATGTACGATATGGTCTCAATTTAACAGGACTTGGAATAACAGCATCTGACTTAGAAGCAATCCCTGTTTTTATTGTTGCTTTCTGTGTCACCCCATCGTCACCATAATTTGCGATAGTTCCATTTTCTACTGTCCCGGCAAACTTTAAAAGTAACTCTTTATCATTGTTTGAAATAAACATTGACTGTACTCCAATAAGAAATCTCTCATGTTCAATAAAAGTTCCAAACGAAAATGTAGGGAGCTCTGCATAAACAGTTGCAATATATTCACGCCCCCTATCGAGATCAAGACATGAATACAAACTTACTACCGTTGGACTTTCCACATGAATAATCATCTTATCTGACATTATATCTGTACCAGATTTAATATAATCAATAAGGCTACGAAGCGTTGTAAACTTAATAGCTTCAGCTTTTGGATTATGTACAATCCTCTTTAATAGCTTGTCCGAATAAAATTCACCATTTATTTGCTTAACATGTGGCTCTGCTAATTCTACTGCATATTCTAATGCTTCTCTCTCCATCTTTATATCCTCCATTCTTTCTATGCCTGCTTGACATTATTTCTAAAATCAATTACATCTTTACCTTCTTTAATTTCGCCAGTCTCTGTATCTACAATCTGACCATCAATTTCAACATCATTTTCTCCTATGTCTTCAAATGACATCTGACCTTTTATGCCCGGACCATATTCCTCAGCATAAATCTGTCCTGTAACCAAATCTCTTTGTGTACTAAACTTTGTACTTACAGGCTTAACAGATGCTAACTTTATATCCACTGAAATGTCACAGGTGCAATCTGTTCTATCCTCATTCTGTTCAAATGTAAGAATAAGATTTATCTTTCTCTTATTTTTCCACGGAGTGTTAGGATCTTGCATATTCTGCATAACCTTTTCAAATGCTTGATTGACCTTTTCTTGTAAAGCTCCACCGGCTAAATCTTTTAAACTGATATCCATAAAATCATCCTTTCTCTTGATTTTCACCCGCGCATCTACTATACTTATAGTAAGAGCTGTCACCACAGCCCAAAAAAGAAGGGAGATGAGCAGATGAAAAAGAAACTTTGTTCATTAGCTTTAAGTATCTGCCTTGTAATAGGTTCTATCTCATATACTGATGTACCTGTACAGGCAAAAACTTATGTATACTATGTTCCGGGTTCAAGCTATGCGTATCATCCAAACCGCATTTGCAGAACCCTAAAACGAAGTAAACATGTTAAGAAGATTACACTTAAAAAAGCGAAATCTCTTCACCTTAGGAAATGTAAGGTCTGCCACTAAACTGACTTTACATTTTAAGCTTTGGCACAGGAATACTACTTTCCTGTGCCTTTTTATTACTTTACAACAATCTCGTTTTCATCCTGTTCTCTTGTATATCCAAGCTGTGCCATATAGCTGTCAGCAAACCTTGTAAAGCATTGTTTTCTTATGTACTGTTTCTGCTCCTCTGACAAATCATTAAAATCTACATACCCGCCATCTTTAGTTGGCACAAGAATCTTATGCGTTATCTTTTTCTTTTTTGCCATACTTACCACCTCTTTCACTTTTGTTTAATTCTATGAGAATACTCTGTCCACTTTGCCTGTCTACATCTGCAAAATAGCAGCTATCTGAGCAAGTTTTACATCGCTACTTCCATCATCACCCACAACCTTTGCTACAGCCTCAACAAGATACTCCTTGCAAAGCAGTTCATTAAGATGTTCAGCCTCCACTTTAACCATTTTTCTTCTTCTACTCATCGTCTTAATTCTCCTTTTCATAAATTTGCAACAATACGAACATTCAAGTAATAACCAGCTTTTTGCATATTAACAATCCTTTTAACAGCTTCCTCAATCTTATTAAGACTATCCGGAAAACGATTATCTTTACAATTCACTCTCAAATAAAGGTCAATTGTTTTTTCAGGATATTTATTATCTTCCATCAGTTCTCTGACCTTTCCATCATCTAATGTATCAAGTAGAGCTTTGCCCTCTTCAAACTTTCCCTCAGAAAAAAGTCTGAAAACTTTTTCCTCGACCTCTGTTCTATGGTCAAGTTCTGCCTGCAAAGCTTTTATGTTTTCTACTTTTTTATCCATCATTCTCACCTCGCTTTAAATATTGCTTTTAGTAGAATTTAATTCTACTTTAGTAGCAAAAAAAATAGGTTCTATTGCTTTTAACTTCAAAATCTCCTTTAATTTTGCAATTTCGCTTGCTTTAAATTCAGTTACATTATTTAATTTTTTATAAAATCCCATATCTGAAAGTCCTAATCTCTTAGCTACTTCATGCTTTGTTAGCCCAGATTTTATAATTGCTATTTCTAACTTAGTTTTATCCGTCAACTTATTTTCTCCTTCCTAGTAGATTTTAATTCTACATCTCATTATACATATTGTAGAATTATTGTCAACACTTTTATTTATCTTTTTATATTTTCGTTGATTTTATTTCAACAATATGGTATGTTATAGATAAATAAAAGTATATGTGAGGTGAATTATATGGAACTATACAATCGAATACGGCAAAGACGAGAAGAACTTCATATGACACAAGATGAACTAGCACAAGCAATGGGCTATAAATCCCGTTCTTCAATAAATAAAATAGAATTAGGAAAAAGTGATATACCCCAATCAAAAATCAAATCTTTTGCTGAAGTATTAAAAACTACTCCTGAATACCTTATGGGGCTAGAAGAACTTGATCTTCGCAATCCAAAAACAATATTAGAACTTATGACAATCCCTAATATATCGCATATAACAGGTCTAACAGCAGAAGATTTTATTAATTTTTTCAATTCCCTTTTAGAAAACAATACAGATCGTTCATACAGACTTATGCAATATATACCCAAACTAAACCAATTAACAGATGATCAACAAAATATAATATACGGCATGATAGACAATATGGTTCCACCAAAAAACAATGATGTTGAACCAATACTGCTTGCAGCACACGAAGATGATAATTCATCAGAAACAGATAAACAAAGTGACATCGAACTGCTCAAAAAACATGTAAAATACAACAAACAATAATATACTTTGGAGGATTTATTGAATTACGAAGAATTGACAATAGAAGCAGAGCAAAAACATATTGAAATTATTGAATTACCTTTAAAAGCACACAGCGGCTTAATCCTTAATACAACAATAGCTATAAAAAAAGATATATCAGAAATAAAAAAGGCATGTGTACTTGCCGAAGAATTAGGTCATTATCACACATCTGTTGGAGATATTCTCGACCAGACAGATATATCCAATCGCAAACAAGAGCATACTGCAAGACTTTGGGCTTACAACAAACAGATTGGTCTTGCTGGCTTGGTAAAATGCTTTGAAGAACGATGCCGAAATATCAGTGAAATGGCTGACTGTTTAGGTGTAACCGAAGAATTTTTCCGAGATGCATTGGAATGTTATAAACAAAAATATGGAATATCAGTGTCCTATGGATACTATAATATATATTTTGAACCTGCTTTGATGGTTCAAAAAAAATTGAAAGCTGAGAATGTAGAAAATACATTTTGAATTATATATGCTTTTAAAAACATCTAAAAAGGAGAAAAAAATTATGAAATACATGCATTATTGTCCAAATTGTGGCAAACCATTTTCACAGGAGGGAACACAGGCAAACTGTACAACATGTGGTATGCCTGGAACATATTTGCACATGACTGCTGAAGAATGGGATTCAGCATCAACATTTGAAAAAGATAACGCAATCAAAAATGTAACTGAAAGCAACCAATCAGAAAATCTGGATAGAAAAATCTATCGTGAAGTAACTGCAATGCATAAAAAAGTGACTTTTATGTTTATTGTTACAATTATTTCATTAGTTATTTCTATTGTATCGGGTCTTGTAGCATATAATTATATATCAAAGATAAATAAGGCATTTAATAATTTTAATACAGGACTTGAAAACAGCTTGGATGATTATAATCTTGACGATTAAAGTTATTACAATAAAATAGCAATTTAATGAACTAATTCATATAAATGAAATCTAATCAAAAAAATGACCGCCCATAAAGGACGGTCAAAATCTTACGCTTTACCCACAAAAGAATATGGCTAAAAGCTAAAGATAACGCATATCTATTTTAGCATAAGCCTTTTCTTTTGTATAGGCTTATTTTTTATACCAAATTTTAAGGAGGAAGAAACAATGTCTGAAAAATTAAAAGAAGTCTGTGCATACATCCGAGTCTCTACTGACAAGCAAGAGGAACTTTCTCCTGAAAGTCAGATAAGACTCATTAAGGATTATGCAGAGCAGCACAATATGCTTCTTACAAGAATATACCAGGAGGACCACGGCATATCCGGAAAAAAGGCAGACAAACGACCTGCTTTTCAAGAAATGATTGCAACATGTAAAGATAAATCGCACCCTTACGATGCAATCCTTCTTTGGAAGTTCTCACGCTTTGCCAGAAACATTGATGAAAGCACTTATTATAAATCAGTTCTCCGTAAAAAATGCAATGTTGATGTTATAAGCGTTTCTGAGCCGATAGTTGAGGGAATGTATGGTCGCTTGATTGAGATGGTTATTGAATGGAGTGACGAATTTTACTTATACAATTTATCCGGAGAAGTTATGCGTGGAATGACGCAAAAAGCTTTAAAAGGTGGCTACAATTCAAATGTCCCTATTGGTTACATCAAAGAGCGTGGCAAAGATAAGATACCACAGATTGAACCTAAAGGAGCTGAGATTGTCAGAAAGATTTTTGATATGTACACAGAGCAAAATATCCCGATGAGTGACATAGCCGCAAAACTTAATAAATCCGGTTATAGAACTGCAAGAGGTTCTTTTTTTGAAACCCGTGTAGTCGGATATATCCTTGAAAACCCTTTTTACATAGGGAAAATCCGATGGAACTTTTTTGACAAACAGAGTAACAAGAGAAAAAATCCTGACGATGTGATTATATCTGACGGAAAACACGAAGCTATTATATCAGATGAACAATTCTCAAAAGCTGCAAACCGCAGAGCACATGATAGACTCCGTACCGGATATAACAAGAAACGCCGCCCTACTCCACTACTTGCAAACTGGCTGTCCGGCATGATAAAATGCTCAAAATGTGGTGCTTCTCTTGGTTTTGCCCATGGCACCGCTAAAGTGGTTCCAAATTTTTGCTGCTGGAAATATTCAAAAGGGCTTTGCTCTACGCGAAATGGCATTACATTGAAAAATGCTGAAAAAGAGGTACTTACCATCCTTGAAGAACTATCTGGCTCAGGATATTTTTACAACTATAATCTAAATGTAATCAACACTGAAAACACAGAACGAGCATATATACTAAAGGAACTCAGATCACTTGATACAAAAATGAAGCGTATCAAAGATGCATATATAAATGAGATAGACACCTTAGAAGAATACAAGGCAAATAAAGAACTTATAAATAAAAGACGTGAGGAACTTAATAAAAAACTTGAAGCTGCTTCTGTAACTGTTCACCCTGCAGCAGTCCACAAAGCTGTTGACTTTCAAGCATTGATTGATATTATAAAAGATGAAAATTCAATTGATACTGAGAAGCATAATGCGTTGCTGGAAGTTGTAGACCACTTTGTCTGGGATAAAGAAACGCAGGAAATGACTGTTGTTTTGAATAGTGATATATCGCTTGTAAATTGCAAATAGATTTTTCATATTATATAATGTCATTGGACAAAAGTAAATTAGTCCATGCCAGACAGCTAACGAAAACCCCGAAAGTGTATCAGACTTTCGGGGTTTCTATTGCCAATTATTAACATCTGTACTATAATACCGATAACTAAAAAACTTAATAATGAACTTAATCAGAGAGCCGAAGGGTGCTACGACAGTTGCCGGACTTACAAAGGAAGGGAGCTGATGCCAATGGTTACATACAACGATTTATTCACATTTGTAATTATGCTTTGTGCAGTTATTACTCTTGTATATACGATAACGCACAAAAAGTAACGCCCCAGCTCTGACAAAGTAAGGCGTTACTTTAAAAATAAACATCTTATTTGCCGGCGGCTAGTCTGCGCCTAGCGTTCGGCTCTCTTGTTAAGTTCATTATATACAATTTTAAAAATATTTTCAACTATTTTATTTTGTCGGATTCCGACAAGATATATTTTTGCTCAAACAAAATCTATAACTCTTCACAAATCCCCTAAAATCAAGCCTTTCCACAATATCATAAGTTCTCGAATACGGTGGTCCTGATGGCGAGGCCGGTGCGGCATTACGTTATCTTTCCCAACGCTACAGCATGGTTGACCGTCGTGTTATGGGAACCCTTACTGATATTGGCACTGAAGAACTTGGACACCTTGAAATCGTTGCAACTATCATCAGACAGCTTACAAAAAATCTTACACCAGAAGAAATCAAAGCCTCCGGATTTGATAAATATTATATTGACCACACACTTGCCATTTGGCCGCAGGCTGCAAGCGGTGAACCTTTTAGTGCAAGCCAGTTCCAGAGCACAGGTGATACAATCACCGACCTTTACGAAGATATGGCGGCGGAACAAAAAGCCCGTTTGACATATGACAATATTCTCCGCATTGTCAAAGACCCGGAAGTCGCTGACCCTATCCGTTTTCTTCGTGAAAGAGAAATCGTTCATTTCCAGAGATTCGGCGAATGTTTAAGACGCACTCAGGAAAATCTTGACTGCCGAAACTTCTATGCTTTTAATCAGCAGATTGATAAGAAGAGCTGTGGAAAATAG